CCACTTAAAGGACCATCACCTACTAAACCTTTTAAAGAACCTAACCCTGCTTTTATGCCACCAAAACTTTGTGCTGTACCACCTGCTATAGAAGATAAGCCCGGTATTCCTGCATTTGCTATACCACCCATGACTGTGCTTCCAACACTGCCAAGAGCACTTCCTAAGCCACCTAGACCAACTTTTGCTAAACCTTTGGTTGCTAGACCACCTAAACCACCTAAAGCACCACCTAAAGCAGTACCAACGCCCGGCACTAGCATAGCAATTGGAGCTACTTTCTTAACTACTTTGCCTAGTTTTTTGCCTAGTTTCTTAAAGAAACCAAACTCTTCTAGTCCTGTGGACTCGTTTAGACTAGCAATACCCATACTTACTACAGCTTCTTCAGGGTTAATACCCAATTGATTGAACTTTTCTTCAACTATAGCCTCAAACTGTGGGTCTTCCATCATTTCAGGAGGCAACACAATCTCACCCGGTCGTACATGAGCCAAAGCTGTGTCTTCACCACCACCTGCTTGTGCTACTTGTTTTGCTACACTACCCAAGGGTGCCATCATGCTTGCTGATAATTTTGCAATCATACGACCCAAGCCTTCAGCTTCTTCAGGATCAGCAGTCATTTGCAGTTCTTGTTGTAAAGCATCTATGGCTTGTTGGGTTTCGCCTGTTTGTTTTGGAATAGAATCCATAAACATCTGTCTTTCTTGGTCAGATATAGCACCCATACCACTACCCATTGTGCCCATGCTAGGAACAGCATCTCTAAACATTTCCATTTCTTTGTTTGAGATAGCTCCTTTGGTAACGCCTAATCTATCTCTTAACATTTGCATGGCTTGTTCATCAGGTTGGCTATCAAAACCAAATTGACGATTTTTTCCATCTATTTCGACATCAAATTGCATGTTGCTAGGACTAGCATCTCTAAACATCTCCATTTCTTTGTTGGATGTAGCACCCATGCCCTGAGTTAAATTGTTGATTCTTTGTTGTAATTGTTCGCTTATAGCCATAATTAACCTATTGTAACTGTTACTGCTCCTACACTCATTGTAGCACCTAATCCTGTTGGATAGGTTTGATGACTGTACAAGTCTCTGAACCTAGTACCATCAAACGCTTGATGTATAGAGTTTGTAGTATTAAATATTATACTACCTGTTGCAAATTGCAATTCAGAAATCTCTGTAGCGTTAAAACTAGGGATTCTATCAGGATCAACATTATCTAAGTTAATCTCTAATATTCTTATTAAACGATTGAAAAGCTCAGGTGTTACATCAGTGCCTTCAGCCAGTGGCAACCTTGTAACCAAGAGTTTTGTCATGATCCTCTACGACCTGATGGCTGTATATCTAGCCTAGTGTTACCCAACCTCCATTTGTAATCTTTTCTATCATCAGCACTATTATCATCATCTGACTCAAATCTAAGCACAAATTGACGACCTCTAGCTCTTACATCTGCTTTGTTGGTATTAGATTTAATTTGTGATGTAGAGTCTGTGGTTAGGCTTTCACCCATAAAATCACGATTCTTTAATACTATGTTTATCGCAGGATCAGGTGAAGTGCCTTGTGCATTAACAAATTTGACATCAGGCAAGATGCGTTTTACAAACGCCAATGAGTCACCATCACCTAAATCAAAATCAGCAGATTGTATAAACACATTGTCCATCGGCTCAGTGTCATCGTTATAGCCTAATTCGTGGTTGTATAAGTAGTAAGAACTTGAAGATACACCAGTGGCTTGTGGATTGTTTTGTATACCACCATCAATCCAAGCATGTCGCACCATTGAGCCAATTGACCATAAGTTTTCTTCATAATTGTATATGGCGTATCTTGAAATTTCTCTTGTGCCATCATCAATGGATGGATAAAAGAACCAAACTTCTGAAAACTCTGAGTTTAAAGCTACATGACATTTGTAAGCCTGAGATAGGTCAAGGTCTTCAAACACATATTCTTGCACTGTACATGGTAGTTTTTGTATAGCACCATTGTAAAAATAAAATCCTTGTTTGCTCATAAAAAATACACCACTTGGTGCATTTACAAAGGCTTTAGGTCCAAGTAATCCTGCTCCTTCATTAATTAAATTAACAGAAAAAACCAATGGAGCACCAATAAAACGCATACTGTAAATACTGGTATCAGTCCAAATGAGCACCTCTTGTCTTGCTTTTATACCACCTACAATCTGTGAACCACTTGATAAACGCAACGATCCTGCTGAATTAGTATTGGTGGGGTTCCAATCAATTGCACTTTCTGAATCAGAAAAAGCAATTAACATAGGATCAACCACACCAGTTCGATTGCCACCTGTAATAGGATCAGCACCTAAAACAATGGCATGTCTGTCTGTTTCTGAGACTAAAACCTGTAATCCTACAGTAGGAGCTTTGTCTGCTCCTGATATATCTGACAAAGCCACAGCCCTAGTAGTCAAACCATCGTTTTCTGTCCATTGATAAACACCACCACCACGAACATTAATTAAGAGATTTTCACCAAAGTTGTCGTGTGACCATAAACGCAATTGATTAGTAACACTTAAAGTATTTTCAGCACTCCATGTGCCAACACCCCAAGCTCCTGAACCCCAACCAGTGTTTTGCACATAGTCATCTAAACCAACATTAATTTGATATAACCCATCTACACCTGACCCACCATTGCCTGAATCACTTGCATTTGCTGTAGCTGATGCCACAAAAGTGTAAGTATTGGCTGTTGGCACAGTGACAATTTGATGTTCTGTGTTTAAGACTGATGCTGTAATTAAACCACCAAGAGAAGTAGCTCCACTGATAGTAACAAAATCACCAATAACAGCACCATGACTAGAATCAGTAGCAGTGATAGTCGCAGAACCATTGGTTGCACTAAAAGTTATTGAATTGGTACTGGTTTTTCTAATAGGAGTAATGTCACTAAACACACTACTTCTTTCTATGTAATATTTAAGTGTGGTTCCTAGTCCGAGATATTTGGTGCCACCAAGACTAACCCATTGATGTAAAGCTCTAGCTATGCCTAAAAAAGCGTTAGCACTAGCTTTTAGCCAACCACCAATTTTTTCAGGTCGATTTCTTCTAAAACGAATTAAATTAGCATCAACATAACCACCTTCTTCTGAGTAATCAGTCTCTTCTTTGTTGATTCCTGCTTTGAAATTAAATTTTGCTAAAGGCATAAGTAAACTCTTTTATTGTCATAAAAGTTTACCATAAACTTTAAAATTTACGCCAAACGAATAATCGCACCAGTTGCAGTCGCACTAGGGAAAACCACAGTGAAATCACCTGCTGTACTGGTTTTGTCTCCACCAAAGTCAATTGCACAAATTGCTTTATTACTATTGGTGCTGTTATACAGTAAACAACCTCTAGCTGTAACTGTAGCTGTACCAAAAGTTAAATCTGCAAAATCACACACAGCAGTAGTTCCTGACAACGCAGGAGTAACATTGGTTAATGTTGATCCACCTGCACTGTAATTAGTGCCTGTAGCTTGTCCTGTGGTTACATATACAGTTGTACCTGCACCTAAAGTTGCTGATGATGTGTAGAGTGCTAACTTAATAGAATCTGCACCATTGGTTAAATTATGTCCTTCGACAAGTATTTCTTGTTTAAAACTTGAACATATTGCTGATGTAATTGCCATTTATAGCTCCTTTATAATCTTAGCCATGTCTTCATGACCTTGTTTAACTAATAAACCAACCATAGTAACCTTTTTAGATTCTATCGCACTGTTTATATTAGCTAAGATTATACTATAAATATGATTTTTGAAAGCCTCAGCTTGCAACCTTACATGTTCAGGTGCATTTTCTGATATGCCTAAAATTTTTTCAGTGGTTTGTTTTGCCCAAAACTCAGGATCATGACCTTTATTTTCTGTGGTATGAACCTCTACTTTGCCTAATTGTATAAAGCTATCTGACATTATCCTTTGTAAGGTTCAGGTGGTAATTGATGTTCTTGCAATGTTAATCCATCTTTTGCTAGTTCACTATCTACCTCATCATAAGGTTTGATAATCCATTTGTTGCCATGAATTACAGTCACAAAAGGTTTTTCTAAACGATGATAGCCATAGAGCTTTTCTGTGGGTGGCACATCAGCATCTAAGACTGTTGATCTAGGGCTTACACCTACTGTAATACCATGATCCATCATTTTAGATAGCCAAAATTCAACACAAGCTCTGCCTGCTTCTGCAAAATGTAAGTCGTTTCTATAGGAAAAATCTATGCCAAATAGATCAATAGACTCTACTTCACTCCACATAGCAAATCCTAAAGCATAAGCAACTGTGTTGTTAAAGTAAGCACACTGAGTAGCATTAGCAACTTCCTCTATAGGAAACAAAGTAGCTTTTGGTACTCTTTGATCTAATTCACAAGTGTAAATAGGTATTTTAAGGTCAGGTAACATCTTACGCATAACCAAAGTTTGTTTGCCTGCATCATCACTGTCTAAAAATCGACTAGCAGGGTCCATCATAAACAAACGATCTAGGTTAAAAACACTACAAGCTGAGTTTATACCCCAAACTTCATCCCATTCTTTACCATTTTCTTTGCCAATCACATAATCTATTTGTGATATGCCAAGACCTAACAAGGCAACTCTCTTGCCCTTGAGCGATTTAATTGGTTTCATTACGATACTATTGAGCGTAGGCTATCGTATCTGTATTCATCTCTAGTATCTCTACCTTCTGATAAGTTTTTCATTCTCATGATTGCCTCTTTGAATCTTGCTTCAAACTGAGCAATGACATCAGGAGTCTCTTTGAGAAAAATTGCACCTTCAACTAAACTTCCATAGAGTAAAGCATCAGGATAATCTGTACTAAGAACTGTCGTTCCACTGTCACTACCACTTGTCAATGAAGCTGGTTTATATAAGTAATGTAATTCTACTGTATAAATTGCATCAGGTACAGGTGCAAGAGAAAAAGAGTCTTGGCTGAAGATTGAGTAATATTTAGGTTGACCTGTCACAGTTGTTGTTGGACTGTATTCTTTTAAGAAAGAAGCGTGTTTTAGATCAAGATAAGTATAAGTATTGCTTGATATAATAGCTAAACTCATAGGAGCCAAGAAATCACTAGGACAAGCTAAAAATCTTGTGTCTGCTGTGGTTTGACCTTGTACATTTTTTCTTTGTTCAGGTAATTCAACAAATTTTAATATTCTATCTTCTGCTTCTTGTATAAAAGTAGGTAAGTTATTGGTAAAAGTAGTCTCAGAAGATTCTAAATAATCTCCTATTGCTGTCTTTAATGTTGCGTATGTAAAACTCATGATGTTGTAATAGTAACAGAACCTACACCACAGGCTACTTCAAAAGTAGTCAATTGTGTGCCTAACTTACCTAAGCCAACATTGGTGTAGACTGTAAAAAAATTGTTATCGTCTGCTGTATCAGGTCTTGGGTCTTGTAATGCTTGAGGATCGGTAGCTACATTTCTTGGTTCTATCTGTGGATGTTTAGGATCAAACTGGTCAGGTCCTACCAAAAGACCATTCCATGTTTTTTTCATGTCTATTAATTTGTAACGAAAACCAGTTATATCACAAATTCCATAAGCATTTTTATTACTTGCAAACGCACTCATTAGGCTGAATTATAACTCCTTAGATCAGGGCTAACACGAAACGAAGCTCTTTCTTCGTCTTGATTCATGGCTCGCAAAAACTCTTCTTCATACAACTGTTTTAACATAGGTGTTCTTTCAGGTGCTTTTTTAAGAGATATGTAATATGCAAGACCTGCTGCTAAACATGGATAAAACCTATAGGGCATATCCATGGTGTTAGCACCTACATCAGCATCATCCATGCGTGTAAGAACATTCATGTACACAGTGTATGTTGCAGACTTATCAGGTGTTGGATAAACACTAATGGTTGGGGATAGTTGTTTGTCTATCACAAACTGATTAGGTTTCCCTGTTTGTGCTTTGTTAGGTATAGCTGAGTATTGTGAACGACTAATTCTAGCCATGGCAATGTCAGTTACATCTGAACCAATGGTTTCTCTAACAAAAGCATCTAAAACATCAATGGGTGCAGTGCTATTAGTAGTGTCAATGTTATAAGAAGTGGTATCTGTAACCATGGCTACAGTCTTTTGTGTCACAGTCCACTGGTTTAATCCTCTGTTAGCCCATTCTGCTAACAGAAGATTAAGACTTCTTTGTGCTGTTTTAAGATCGTAACCTGTGCGAAGCTCTAAACCACATCGTTCAAAGGCTTCTTCTACAAATTCACCTACATCAGGTTCAAAATTTTTACTGTTTGATGTTGCCATCTATCCATAGTTTTTAATTAATTCAAGAATAATGACATAAGTATCGCCATTAGAATGACCTACTGTGGTGAAATCAAGATCGCCTGTTACACCACTGCCTGCATTGTTTGGAATACCTGAAAAATCATCGTAATACTCGTCACCAGTTGAATCAGCAGGTAAGGTTACAGCTAAAACATTGGTAGTGGCATCAAAATCAATTTTGACACCCATACCTGTTGTTGCCCACCATACCTTTGCGATTGCAACTGAAGTACAAGCAACGCCTGCTGAGTTTGAATTTAAAGCTGATACATCAACTTTTTTTACTGCAGACTCACCACTGCCATCACTGGCATTGGTGAATTTCATAACAGCCTTGCGTTGCCCATCCTGAATGGTTTGTGATGTTACTACATCAGCCATAATAAGCTCCTACTATTAACTATTAGCAAATGGTGTGACTAAGGTTCCTGAACCTAAAATAATGCCTTCTACAGCATATTTAGCAGTTGCCATAGCAGTACATTTTACAATACTACCTACAAGTCCACCTTTAGTTGTTCCATTCATAGTGATTACATCGTTAGCTGAAGCAGAAATAAAAGTTTTACCTGTTGCATCATCTACACCTGTGTATAACCCACCAACAAACTTATCTGTGCCATCGGTAAGAATGTCCATATCAGTTGCCGCTGTTACTACGATAAATGTAAAAGTAGCACCAAGGTTGTTTAATTGATTTGGGTCGTCATTACTATCAGGAGCAGTTGTTACGATTGAAGGCAGTGTAAATTTACCATCAGCATCGTTACATACAAGAACCTTACCTGCATGTGATGCTACTGTTAAAGTAGTATCGGCAGTTAAGCTAACGACATTAGCGTTACCTGCTGAAATAAATCCTGCCAATGATTTGACTGGACCTGAAAAAGTTGATTTAGCCATAATTTCCTCCAAGGAAATAAGTTCTACTGTCTTGGCTTGTCTGCTAGGTCAGTCTGTAGAACAAGTTAAAATATCCTAGATACTAAAAATCATACTCCTTGGAGCATGATTTAGCAAATAGAATGTTTTAAGTTTTATGGGTTCATACAGGTGGTGCACTCTTTACTAATTCGCATTTGGTTGGTCTTTTGTAAAAGTAAAAAGAACCATCACAATCTTTTGGCTCTTGTAATTGAGCATCAAACTTTACGATGTCGCCTTTTTCGACATACCATTTGTAGCCACCACTACCTTTTTCATTGACTCTGATGCAAGTACCAAAGACTTTTTGTCCTGTATCAAGCTCAACCAACATTTTGAATGTAGTAGGTGAGTAGCTAAAATAACCATCAACCTCTTTTTTACTAATAACTTTACCAACAATAGTGGTTCTTTTATCAGTAGGTAATTTTGGTGATTGCAAAATGTCATATTTTTTTGCGTATCTTTTGATATCATTTGCCCAACAAATAAGAGCATAATTGTATTCTCTTTCAGCAACTTTTTTTGCCCAAGCCTCATATTTTTCTTGTTTGATTCTTGCTTTTTCATCTCTTCTTGCTTGTTCGTTGTCTTTTGCAACCTGACCAATGACAGCAACATCTTTCTCAAACTTACCAGTACCTTCACATTTGTGACAATCAACCATTGCGTACACGCTTTGTATGGAGGTTCTGCCATCAGGCAAGAAGACTTGTTCTTTGCCCATCCACTCTGATGTTTGACCAGTGCCTTGACACCTGTTGCATGTAACAACCACATGAACTTTTTTGTCTATGATAGAACCAAACTCAATGACTTTGTGATAACAAGATTCAGTTACTTGCCAGTGATCTTTCCATTTGTTGCCATTGTAATGACCACCTGATGTAGAACAACCTTTGTTGTCAAAGATAACAGCACCAGTGGTACAGGTGCTATTTTCTTCTACAGGGTTTAAATCGTGTTTTAAATAAAACATTACGCTACCTCCTGAGAATTTTGATTAATATAATTTTTTAAGAAATCTTTAGATGTTTTGAAACAATAACCCTTGGTATTAATTTGTTTGTCACCATCAAAAACTTTCCAACCATACCAGTCACAATCATTTCTAATTGTGTATTGACCATAAACATAAAGTCTTTTATCAGGATCATCAGTAAATGTTTCATTTTTAATTCGCACTAACTTAATTGTCATATTTTCTCCTTTTTTGTTATTTAATTTATTTCCCATATAAGTAATATACATCTTTTTACATAAATGTACAACTTTTTACACATATATTACACATTGTAAGTCACTGATATGTCGTATTATTTAAAAAAAGTCAAAAAAAAAGGGCTCTTTTGAGCCCTTTTTAAGTAATAGTTGAGTAATAAACGCTATTACAAATCGTTCAATTAAGCACCTTGTGAACCATAAATACCACGCCAGTTTGAAAAACCGAAGCTGTATCTTTCTCTAGCTTTGTAACGAATGTTACCAGTAGAGAAATCAGGTTCCATGTTAGTCTCCATGCCAGTTCTTTGGAACATTTTTAGACCCTCGCCTTGATCTGTAATAGATGTAAGCAAGAAGAAAGCATCAGGATCAGTCAAGTAATGATTAACTGTATAGCCACCCGGTAACACGCCTGTGTTAGCGATAGCGTTTACATCATTATCTGATGTACCTGGTCTTAGAGTGCTGTTCAATATTCTGTCAGCAACAAAAACTAACTGTGGTGGAACCACAAGTTTTGAAGCATTAACAGAGATTGTTAGACCTCTATCGTCTGTAAATGTTGAGATGTCAATAAGTGCATCTTCCAATGAAGTTTCATTGAGGTCAGCCATAGAAGTCGCTCTATTCGCAGCAGTTCCACCACCTGCAAGTGGGTGATCTGTAGCGATTAAAGGTTTTCCATCACCACCAGTAAAACTGGTAGAAAATGCGTTATTGAGTACATTGGCACCTTTCACTTCTTTGGTGTTAGCCATTGATCGTGCTAGTGCTTTTGTATATCTTTTTCCTAAAGAATCGTAGAGGTTATCTTCAACTGCTTCTTCTGTTAGTGCAAAAGCTAACGCAATCGTGTCATGCGTATATCTTGCTGTATAACTTTCAGAAGAATTGTCGAAAACAACTCCTTGACCTTCAGACTTAGTTGGTGCTGAACCAAAACCCATAACCAATACTTCTTCCTCGAAAGCCTTTTGAGAGTCTTCGATAGAAAAAATTTCAGTATATTCTTGTTGGTACTGATCGTACTCAAGTCCAAATAAACTGTTCAGACCGGGTTCAAGTTCCTTCGCTAATTGTGCTCTTGAAATTGCCATAATTTATATCCTTATGCTAAACCTGCACCTTTCTGTCCACATATATGATTTTGAATCACACATAGAACATTAGTGTCAGTCGAACCTACATCCGAGTTATCAGGGTCCTCAGAAATATCTAAGACTTTCAGTGGTAGTGTAGCAGTGGTGTTACCAGTGCTAACTGCACATTCAGTATTTGATCTTCCTGACTTCGTGTCTCCTACAGGTGATCCATCAACAATGTCGAAGTTTCCGAACAAGTCTGCAACTGGAAAAGCTGCATTGCATTGTACTTCAAAAACAACATTAGGATGATCTATCACTGATGCGAAGATGTCAGAGGAAGTTATACTTCCCGGGTAATAGTTACTAAAAATCTGTTCGCCCTCAGAGTTTGTATAGCTAACGCCATTAAAAACTCCAACGATAGGTACAGTTCCAGTAGCGGCGTGTCTGCCCAATACTCCTGCTGTTAGCTGAGTAACCAAGTCTCCTTGGAAAATTGGGGTAGTCGCACCACTAGCGATTCTGTATCTTGATTGTCCACCTGAATAAGGTGCACCACTCATCATACGAACAGGTTTTAGACCAAATGGAGCATTTTTATTTGCCATAATTTAGTTTCCTGTTATTAGTTACTTTTTTTGTCCAAAAGTAACTTGAGATTCTCGCTTAGAATCATACTTAACATATCGATTGTCTTTAGAAGAATCGTTAAACATAGTATTGTCTAACGCTTCATTTGCCTGACGAGTTTTACCCTCGTAGTGATCTCTTCTTTCTTGTACAGTCTCAGTTGGCATTTTTGCTAAAACGAGTCCTTCGTTGTGAATTACGCCTGCCATCCTGCCTTGTTCGATAGTAGGAAAATGCCATCCTTCAGGTAGCTCAGAACCTTGTACAAGTTCCCAACCCTCCCTTAGTCTGTAACTCATGTTATTTGCATCTTCTTGACCTAAAGTTGCTTCTCTAATCCACCTGTATTCATAGCCTTCAGGTGGTGGAGGAGTTTCAAGTTTTCTGACTGGTCGCCATGGTTTTCTACGAGCCTCTTTATCGTGTGTCTCGGAATCACGAACAGTTCTAGTCATGTCCAAATTCTTTTCGTCTTTCATTAGATTACCTCTCTTTGTGAAATTTTTTGTTTCTCTTGGGCTACTCTTTTCAACCAGTCATCTTCTGACATGTTGTAAGGTTTTAACCCTCTGAGGCGATCTACTTCGGACTTAGAAAAAGTCACGCCTTTCTTTTTAGCTTGTGTTTTTTGCCGACTTCCTACAGAAGCAGATGCGACTCTTTGCACAGAGGGTCTATCATCTTTTACTTCGGCTTTTTCATTATTATCCAATGAAGGATAAACTTTAAAAACTCTTTTGTTTAACTCATTGTAGTAGTCGTCTGAATCAGCTTCAAAGCCTTCATTGACTAAATTAAAATGAGTAAAATACGCAAATTGGGTTGCTTCAACACTTTCTTGGTTAGATTGATCTCCATACCAAGTATTTTTACTTGCCCAATCTAAAGCCTCTCTAGTAGGCTGTGGATCAACTTGTTGTTGTACCTGTGGTTGTACTTGTTGCACTTGTTGTGCTTGTTGTGGCTGTTGTTTTCTGTTTTTAGCCATGCGTACTTTTTCTTTTTGTATTGAAAGATCGCTTTTGAGAGTGTCTGCTTTAGACATAAGCTCTGCATCACCTGATTCAACAGCTTTTTTGTACAACTCATTGGCTTGTTGTTCTTTTGCTTCAATAGATTGTTCTTCTGCAAGCAAGGTTTGTGCACCAAGTTCATTGGTATGTGTACGCAAAGCATTTATTTCAGCATCTTTTTGAGCTGCTACTTGCTCAAGATACTGTGCTCTTTGTTCAGCTTCTTTTGCTCTTTGAGTAAGTTTGTTTACTCTTTTAGACACACCTTTTGTGTACTCATCTAACTCATCATCAGATTGTACAACTGCGTTTTGATCTGTTGCTTCCTCAACTATTTCGATGTCTAGTTCTTCAGATGCAACTTGTTCTGTTTTATTTTCTACCATTTATAAACTCACTATATCATCAGGATTAGAAATTGTCGCAATAACTTCGTCATCGTTAATTATTCTGACTTCTGCACCATCATCTAATTTAAACCTAGCACCTGCGTAACGACCAATGAGAACCCATTGTTTTTCGTGACACCATGGTGCTCCATATTTTTCTCCACTATAACAAAGAGGTCCACACTTCACCACATAAGCTACAACTGTTGCCAGTTGTTCCTTGTCTTGTGATTCTTTTGTGAGAAGGATTCCTCCTTTTGTAACTCCCTTACCACGATAAGGCAGTACCAAGATTTTCCAACCTGTAGGTTGAGGCATACGATCTAAAACAGAATCATCTAACTTAGTTGGGTCTAATACAACCTCATCAGGTTCTACATAAGCTGAGGATAATTCTACTGTTTTTTTAGTCATTGTTTGCCTTAAAGTAATTTTTTATAAAATCCTGTACATAATACAACGCTTCCAGTTGTCCTTGCAAGTATTTATGGTGTTCCATGTCATTTAGTCCACCACCCATGTATGTTTCTTTAATTGCTTCGATCTTAGAATCGATCTCTTTTTGCAATTTATTAAGAAAATCTACATCCATTAGTCTCTCATTTTAAATTCAAGACCCTGAGTAGCTGCTCCACCACCTCTGCATTTCATAACTTTGACTCCACCACCTTTTTCCATTTTGACAGTGCCACCATAGTTTTTGTATTGGACTTTAACGCCTTTTTTCTTAGCGGCGTTTTTTGCCATGGCAATACCTTTTGGGCTGTAATCGTATTTTTTTCCACCTACTTTTGGCATAATTTTCTCCTATTTTTTATTTTTAGTGCCTTTTGGTCTACCTTTTTTCTTTGGTGCGACCTTTGTCACTGCTTTTTTGACTGTTTTTTTAGCAGTTTTCTTAGTTTCTTTTTTTGTTTCTTTAACAACAGAGGTTGTTTCTTCAACAACAGGCGTTGATGTATTTACAAATACTTCTCCTGAATCTATTGCAGATTGTTTCATTGCAATTCTTTCATCAGAAAGTCTTTTTCTTTCTGCTAATGCTTCTTCTTTTGCAAGTCTTTCTGCTTCTTCTTTAGCTCTATCTAATTTTTTTTGAGCTTTAAGTTCTTGCACTCTCTCTTTTATGTAAGATGTTGTCATATTAATTACCCCTTAGTTTTGATTGTAACTCCATAAGTTTTAATTCTGCTTGTTGTTGCATCCTTTCTACTGCTAATTGGAGTTTATCATCAGCTATAGCTTTTTGCATATCCAAGCGTTGTTGTTGCATTTGTGTATCAAGAGCATTTGCTTGTAGTTGCAATTGTTGTTTTGCATCAAACTGTTCTTGATCCATGTCTAATTCTTTATCTTTTAGTTCTAATTCTTGTTGTCTGATAGCAACCAAAGGATCGCCTTGATTTGATTGACTAATAGATTCCATAAACTGCGTAGTCAATTCTGCCAAGATAGGTGAACTCATTTGATCTAGCATCATTTGTATTTGTAACTGAATTTGTTGTGCTTCTTCAGGTGTAACTTGTTGCATTTGCATTTGTACTTGTGCAATTTGTTCTTGCATTTCAGGTGGCATTTGTTGTTCAGCTATTTGTGATGCAAAAAACTGTAAATGTTGCATGACATGACTAATAATTAAAGATTGTAATTGTGGATTATCTTTAACAACTTGTGTTAAAAACAAACTTTGGTGTGCTTGTACATGAGCTTCATGATTTTGTTCTGCAAAGGCTTGTGCAGGTTGACCCAATAGTAAACCACTGTTTTCTATACCTGCATCTAATGGTTTGGGTGTGTTATCAGCAGGTGGTTGTAATAAAGAATCTACATTATCAACACCTAAAGCACTGTACATCCTGTAATAGGCTTCGTATATGCCTGTAGGACCATGTATTTCAGGGTTTGATTGAACCATTTGCAATAATTCTTGAGCCATAGTAATTCTTTGGCTTTGTGAGAATATGTTTGGATCAGAGACAGGTACTATGTCAATGCGATCATCAAAATCACTAATCTTTATTTCTCTTGCTCCTGAGCCAGTGTCGTATGGGTATTCAGGTGGTAAATAATCTGCAAAAACTTTAGCTAATAAATTAAATTCTAGTCTTTGTGAATAATGTAAGCGTTTGTGAATTGCACTCATGACCTTGGTTCCACGCTCCAATAAAGCTACTGTGGTTCCAACTGGCATGGCTTGGTTCATGTCACCGACATTCATATCACCAATAGATGCAAAGCGTTTGCCTGAATCTACTAATAAACCAAGTAATTGCATTAATACATTGCTTGGTTCTTTAATAGGCAAAGGAATTAAGTTTTCTCGCAAAGAACCACCAGTGGTATCAATGTCTCTAAATTCACCCGGTTGTAATGGATCAGCTTCATCACGAATACGCATGCCTCTAGCTTTAAATCCTGCGGGTAAATTAGCTAATGTTCCTGCATCAATAAGTTGTCTAAGAATAGATGTGGTAGCTTTAGATATACCACCAATCATGTGTGATAGACCTAACCCATAGAAACCAAGACCGGGCAAGAACTTATACTGTACAAAGTAATTTATTTTGTTTTTAGTTGGGTCATTTGGATTGTAGTTTCTTCTTATTGCTAATATTTGGTTAGATTGTTCGTCTATCGTAACAATATAAGGCAGTTTTAATCCTGTTGGCTCACCCATATTATCTTTATCTTCAAATCCTTCTAAATCAAGAATGGTGTGTACTTCGTAGATTGTTCTATTTCGATCTTCTGTGTAACTAGGTGATGTGCCTTCTATTTCATCAATTTCAGTAGTTATTTCGTCACGACTTTCATAAGACTCTTCAGGTATATCTACATCTATGTAAAAGCCTGATAGTTGTTGTTTTTTAATCTCGTTACGAGACATAGTGATTGAATGGGTAATTCTTTCTGCTGAAGACATATCAGGTGCTTCGTATGGCACAATCAAATCTTCAGGTGGTATAAATTTAGATATTGCTTTTTGTAATACAGTATCAAAGTAGATTTTTTTGAAACAAGAACCTGCAAGTGGTAAATAGAATAACAATTGATCTAATTCAGGATCGTAGTCTTGCATTACATTCATGATGTAATAGTTCATAAACTCTTGGACTCTTTCAGCCTGTGATTCTGTTTCTACAGTTCTTGCACCAAGTATTTGTGTCTTAACTGGTCCTTTAGCAGGTAATAACTCTTTATAAGCCTGAGCTTGGAACTGAGTTGTAGCCTCTGCTAGTATTGGATGAATGACACCACTAGAACCTTGGAATGGTTGAGAACGACTGTCATCAAACTTCATTCCTAAGTATTTAAGACCATCTGTGTAGGTTTTTTCCCACTCACTTCTTGATTCAAGATCGCCATGAATAGAATCAATAAGATTAGATGCTAGTTTTGTAAGTTCTCTTTCGTCTATAAAATCAGCTAAATTATCAAAAAAATCTTCTGTTTCGTTTTCCATGTTAGCAAGTTCAGCCGCTATTTGTTCGTCTAACAAAACTTCATCATTCATAACTAGAATGTTATCTGATTCGCTAATAGCTTCTGATCTGCTTTGTTCAGGGATAATTTCTACAGCACTGCCTGATTCTATGATGTCAGGATTATTTTCTGTACCTAATACTCTTTCAACTGCCATAATAACCTTAGTGTAGCACTCTTTTTTCGTTTAATTCTTGTAACAACTCTTCACTGTGTATTTCTTCTAATTCACCATCAATTTTTAAACCTTGATACTCAGCAACAGCCTCGGCTATTTCCCAGTTTTTAGCAAATATGTTTGGTCCTGAATATTCTATGCCATCAAATTCAAAAGATGTTAAAAAAATTTTCATTGTTTAATAATACACTGTTCTGTCTTTTCTTAATAATTTTACTTCATCTTGGTAATCTTCGTGCAATGACAAAAAACCACCTTGTCTGAAACGCATTAAAGCCATAGTTGCACTATCGCAATAGTCATCATTATCACCATAAGGGAAACTAGCCATTTCTTCAATAACTTCGTCTGCAAAACTTTCATCAGGTGCCCAAACCATGCCTGATTCAAAAATAGGTGCAACACTGTTCATTCTAGCCACTTTATCTTGACCTCTACTAGGTGTGTAGGCAGTGACAGGTATTCCCATTCGTCTTAGTTCTTGTGTTAAAGGTGTGCCTGATGCTTTGGCTTCGATTAAAACACAATCAGGTTCCCAGTATTTATATTCATCCCATGCTAGTCTTTTTAGTTCAGGAAAGTCCACACGCATCCTTTTGGCATCTAACAAAATTAAACAAGGCGTTTCATTAGTTTCATGTTCAAAAACAGCCCATGTAGTTATTGCAGAATAGTCAGCAGTTTCTTTTTTAGAAAAAGCTGTATCGTAACTTTGTATAACATAATCATAGGATGGTACCTGTTCACCATGCCATTTCTCCCACCATTCTCTTTTAACAATAGAGCCTTCTTCAGCAGTAGGATTTTGCATCCACTGTGCGTTCCATTTTGCTATAGGTAATGATGCTTTGACTCCTAATAACTCTTCTTTCTTCCAAAACTCACCCCACAAAGGCTTGTCTGTTTTTGGCATGATTGCAGGAAACTCTACGATTTCCCATTGGTCAGCATTGTCATCACCTTGTTTTTTAAGCACTCTACCAACCAAGTCTTTTGTGCTCCATCGAGTCATAACAATCACAATAGTTCCACCGGGCTGTAATCTCTGTCTAGGTCCTGATGTATACCATTCATAAGCAGAGTCCATTGATTTTGGTGATAGTGCATCTTGTTCACTATGTGGATCATCAATAATAAGCAAATCAGCACCACGACCAGTAATAGCACCTCCAACACCTGCTGCGAAGAACTCACCTTCCATGTTACTTGTCCACCGACCTGCTGATTTATTGTCTGATTGAAGGCTTACATTAGGAAAAACAGTTTGAAAATCCTCTGAATCAATTAAATTTCTTACTTTTCGACCAAATCTGACTGCTAATTCTGATGTATGGGTACACTGTATGATCTTTAAAGCACCATTTAGACCCATCATCCATGCAGGAAAAAAAGTAGAAGCAAATTCTGATTTAGAATGTCTTGGTGGCAAACAAACAATTAATCTTTTTAGTTTACCTTGTGCAATACGATTAAACTTGTCAGCAATTATCTTATGGTGGCGACCTTCAATAAAAGTTTCACCCCACATGTGTTTGACAAAACTCATGAAATCTTTTTGACAAGAATCTTGTTTGCCTAATTCATCGTATTTTTGTAATAGTGTAAGAGCCTCAGCCTTATCTTGAGGTGAAAGAATATCAAAGTCTTTTAGATCGTTTATGTTCATAAAAGTCGGACAGAATAGATAGATAGTGACATTTTTGGTTCTATCCTGCCCTAAGCACTAATGGAGTTGTGCCTAAGAAAATTATAAACCAATTACACCTCATACCATTCTTTATTTTCAAACATTAATGCTTCAGCTTCTCTTCTGCGTATTAAACCTTTTTTAACTTCGCCATTTGCCTTGTTCCAACGCTTAATTTGAGCAGGTACACCTTCATAATCTTTGCCATTTAACACTTTGAGTAGCGTACTAGACTTTAAATTGGTTGGTCCTAGGTTATATGTCCAAGAAACTAGCGAATCAAATTGATGTTGTTCTAATGGAACCTCCACATACATGTCTACATAGTTACAATAATCTATTAATTCATGTCTTAACATGTTCTCAGCTTCTTCTTGGGTGATTTCCATGTCTTCAGTGACATCTTTAGTGTGTCCATAGCCAATTGTTAATACATTAGCGGCACATCTGTACGCTTTAAGCTCGCATCCCTCGAATTTTTTAATTAAGGCTATGCCTTCTGATGAAATTTCCATACTTTACCCCTATTTTTTATCAGTAATGGTGACTTTTCTGTAATAAACAATGACTTCTTGCAATTCATTGATGTAGCGTTTAAGTTCTTGCATGTTGTATGCCATTAATTCGTAATCAGGCACAGACATAGCAAAAAATACGACTTGACCTTCTTCTTTTTCGACCCTTGCAAGAAATTCATCTAAATTTTTGCCTGAAACGACATACCAATATGGCTCTTTGAGATCAATTGCTCTAGGCATGACAGGTTGAACGATGGTTCGTTCAATAGGTTTAGTAATTATGTCTACTTGTTGTCTACTGGGAATCAGACTGCAACTGCAAACCATCATCAAGGCTATCAATACCCCTACTGTCTGTTTCGATGCCATCAAATACTTTCTTGGTTCCATTATTTACCCTCGTTTCAATCAAACTAGGCTTTGCATTTGCTAACTTGGTAAGATTGTGTCGTTTAAAAATGTCTAAATAACGACTCATTTCTAATTCTATAGCGTTATTCTTGCTTTGCAAATCTTTCAAACTAGATGTTTGGAGTGCAAAATCGTTCTGTACTGTTTCTAGTGCTAATTTTTGTTCTTTGTCTCTAAGTTCAAAGGCTTGGTTAAGTTCTGCAAGTTTTGAGTTTTCATTCCAAAGAAAAAATGTAAATAATCCTAAAACAAAAATAATTCCTATAAATATTTTACTCATTTAAACTCTCCCATACATTTGCTCCATTCTTCACTGTCTACCTCAATAGGATATTTTGTAAACAATTTTGTTTTACAAATTTCGTATTGAGCACGCCATTTTGCAGGATCGTAGGAATCAGACCATTCTTTTTCAGGCATAGGTACTGATGCACAAGAACTAAGCAACAAAAGACTGAATAGATTTTTCATTATCCATTCAGAGGGTTGCTATCTTTTTTGTCTAATTTATCTTCTACTTTACTTAAATTACTGTCTAAACTTTGTAAGTCAGCTTTGATAGTAGCAATGTCTGTTTTAATTTCAGTTACATCAGGAACAGATATACCATCTATTTCTTTTTCTAAAAATTGCACTGATGTTTCTATAGATGCAAAGCGTTCTTCAATGACTTTCATTTCGCTTTCTGTTTCACCTAATCCACCGATCTTAGCTTCTAGGTTGGCTATGCGATTAACATAGGTTGCTCCACTATAGCCAAAGCCTGCAAGCGTTGTAACTATTGTTGCAAGAGCAATGAGTTGTCCTGTTTTACTTTGAAACCAATCCATAATTATCTCCAAATATTAGGTTCGTCACTTATCATTTCATTTAAACCTTTTAAATTTTCGTTTACTAGCCCATAAAATGCACCAGTATTGTCGTCTAGTGTAGCAGATGTATAAATATTTGCACTAATATACCAATCTGTAGCATCAGGAACGCTTACTTGTGAATAATTGTTAAACGCAGGCACATAACCTATAAGTGCTATTAGTTTTGATTCATCACCATACTTACCTGTTTCTTGTTGTTGTTCTTCTATCTCTTCTTGTTGTGCTTCTATGTTTTGTGCAATAATTTTTTCTGCTATTTGATCTGCTTCTGAAGCTGTCATAACGCCTGAAGATGCTGTGTCAATCTCGCCTTGTACATTTTGCACTTGCACATCAGCTACAACCATAGATGCAGAGTTATCAAAGGTAGGTAAAGGTGTTATAGACATAGTTGCGTTACTAGAACCACCCATATCATTTGACATGGATAAAACTTGGTTAGATTGTTGTGTTGCACTAGCAAACTGATCTGATGCACTAGGGCTACTAGAAGTGCTAATACCACCACTAGATGCTGTAGAGCCACCTGTGGTTAGGTTGGTGTTAGATGAGTTATTGGTTGCATTATTTGTTTGGGAGCCACCTGAAGCCTGTGAATAACTATTAGATGCTGTTTGTATTCCTGCTCGCACTACATTAAGAGCTACAGTCATTAATTTATTTTTACCTGTGGGTGATTCAGTTTCAATTGCCTCAAACTCTTCTATCACTTCTTCAAATATTTCTTCTCTAGCCTCTTCTTCTCTTTCAGCAATAAGTTCTTCTTCCATTGTCTCTTGCATTTCTTCTATTTCTTCAAATATTTCTTCTACTGCTTCTTCTTCAAATATCTCTTCTATAAATTCTTCTTCAGGTTCATCTAAGTCTGCTAGTCTTTCTTCAAAGTTTTCGTTGGTTTCTTCTTCAAACCATTCGTCTAATTCATCTATGCTATTAAATTCTATAAATGTTTCAGGCTCGCTGTAATCTTCTACTAGGAATGTTTCTTGAAATATAAACTCATCTAGCAATATATCATCTTGATGATGCAAGGGCTCATCATGGTGTGGCGTAAAATCATCAATAAAAGGCAATGGTTCAGGCTCAAAAAATATAATTAATTCTTCAGGTTCAGAGCCATCAAAATATTCTTCAAAGTTATCGTCACCAAATTCTTCATAAGATGGAAACATCTCATCTTCAAAGATTTCAACTACTGTAAATTGTTCTTCAAAACCATAATCATCGTAATGATCGTCTTCAAATATACCTGTGGCAAATTGTTCTTGCTCATCTACAAAACCATAATCAACATTACTGTCATCAAAAAAAGCTACTGATTCTTCTTGTGTATACCCTGCACAAAAAGGTGCATATTGACTGTCTTGTCTGCACTGTTCATCATCATAGGCTTCCCAGTAGTTAGGGCATGACTCACTGTGTAGCTGTGTTATGTTGCATTGTTGCGTAAGATAAGCCTGTGCGTAGCCTGAACAACTAGAATCATTAAGTGGATTACTACAGTCAACACCATTGCCACTGCCTGAACCATACAAAGAACCACCATTTTCTAGTGTTGTATTGATAGTTGTATTGTTCCAATTAGTATTTACGCAAGTGCTTGAATTAGTTGTGCCAGTAGAACATTCATCATGATAATAATAGGTATACGAATTTTCTTTGTTAGAGCCTACCTCACCTATTAGCACATCATGGTTAATAATGTTCAATGCACCATAGCGTATGTCAAAAGAGTTGTTGTTCCAAAGTATGATCTCAAAGCTATTGTCTGTATTGCTTCTGTTGTACTCTCGCAAATCATACCAACCGAATATCATCTTGCTGTTATCACCCCAAGACTTCATACGAGAATTATTGTCTCTAATTAGGTCAGTCCAAAAACCATAGATTGTATAGGTGTGTTGTCCATTAATAGGGTCAGGAGTATAGTCATTGCAATAGCTACCATTATTACCAAAGTGTAAGCAACCATTCGTGGACATTCTTGCCTGTGTAAATGTAGAACCATAAAAAGTAAAATTAAAAGAAAGGTCAATTGCAGGGCTAATACCATCATCAGAAACCTCGTATGCTAACTCGCCCTCAAAGTTATTAGCGTTTGTTTGTAGGTGGTATAAATCCTGTCCTGCTTCGTAAGTGTATTGTCCATATACACTAAAGGATAGCAGACTAGCTATTGCGTAGCATAAAATTCGTTTCGGCATTGTTTGGTGGTCTTTGTCTTTCTTGTGTAAGTTTTTTTAACTAAGCCTACAACATCTTTATTAATTTTGGCTCTGTTTGGGTTGGTTTCATGTGTACATTTAGCTATGTATTCTTTCTCAGCATCATCTACATCAGGTCTTTTAGATTGGTTTTTTTCCCATTCTGCTGATGCTTCTTTACCTATCTTGCCTTCATATGGACAAGGAGTTCCTGCCATAGACATAGCTTTAAATACTCTTTTATCTTGGCATAGCAAAGCTACTGATGCTACTTTCATGCCCATATCGTATAAATACTTGGATAATTTTAGTCTTTCACAGTTTTCATCTGTAATAGTTTTACCACCTGAAAAACCAAATACTTGTCCTTGAAATGCACCTGATACACCAGTAGTACATAAATCCTGTGAATAAGACATGATAGATGGTGCGATAGCAGATGCAGGAGGAGCTTCAGATTTAATGTTTTGATTTATTGTCTGTGTTGAGTTGGATTCATTAATGTTTCTGTTGGTGTTGTCAGACTTAGTATTGTTATTATTTTGATTAACATTGTTAGTTGACACATTGGACTCAGATTCAGATTTATTAATGTTTGTATTGGTATTCGTGTTATTGGATGTGCTGTTATTTGTATTATTAACATTCTGATTTACTGTCGAATTTACTGTAGAGGTAGAAGTTGAAGTATTTACATTATTGTTATTGTTGGTGTTATTTGAGGTCGAATTTGCTGTAGAAGTATTAATATTCGTATTCAAATTTGTGTTTGAATTTGTATTAGTGTTCACATTGGTCGAATTATTGGTATTAGTCGAAACATTGGTATTAGAGTTATTATTTGTGTTAGTCGAAGTCGAAGTGTTGTTGTTGGTGTTGGTGTTCGAGTTCGTATTTGTCGTAGTCGTTGTGTTGACTGTATCTAAAGAATTATTTTCACAATACTGTGAGCCATTGACACAGGCTGTGCCTGATTGTTGGTTTGATTGTGCGTTTACATTAATTGAAAAACCAGTAACCAATGTTATAAGGAATAAAAGCCCTGCCCAAACGAGCATGTTGTCATGTTTTCTTTGATCCTTTTCGTTCATTTGGGATAAAAACTCCTAAATCTATCAATTTATCTCTATTTACTAAGTGTTCTGCCTCAATATCATCTTTACTTTGTCCATGATATGCAACAGCTAGATAGTTTTCTATCATAGAAACATTGATATTGATGTCATCTACAATAACCTCTCCCAAAACTCTACCATATTTTCCTTTAGAATCTTTAAGTTTTGATCTTAAAACAACCTTTTTTCCATTATTAATGGCATCTTTAAGGTATTTTGAGGCTAGTTTGCCTCTAGCTTTTTCATCTTTGTCTCTTGTGCGTGATTCAGGTGTATCAATCCCATAAAGGCGTACACGACACTTGTGAAGAATAGAAAACCCAAGATCAAGGACAACATCAATAGTGTCGCCATCAACCACCCTAGTGACTGTGCAACCATATTCATACATTATTGTTCGCCTTTAAACGACTTAGAACTATTGCTAGTAC